GAGGGTGTGAACCCTCCCTCTCTAGGAAAACGTTCCTAGATGAAGTCCTGTTAGACAGGCTCACCTAGTACTTGCTCTCGCAAGAGGGTATTGGACTAAGTGTGTCCGCGTGCATCCTGTGGGCCGGCGCTTCGGCGCAACCTCACTGATCACATCTATCAGGGCGAACCCAACACGTTGGTACACGTGTCAAGGTCGCCAATCAATCACTCCGGTGGATGTGGAGTTGGGAAGTCGAGGGAGAGATCCCTCGAGAAATCTTGCCTCCATTGTACCCCGATGGAAGGACACATCCAGTCCACATGCTTCCTCGGAAGCGTGTGGGTAGTTACCGGGTAGGGTCGCAACCCAACCATAATCCTCCGCTACCTTTATCCCGATACTTTCGTACTGAGATGTCAGTGCGACGGTGGCTGGGGCGAGGAGCACGCTGGGATCCCAGTGTCACACACTTTACTGCGGTGTGTGAGGGGAAGCAACAACGGGTCCATTGCTAGCCGAACGCCTCGTTGGACGCCCGGAGCAAACCCATGGTAACATGGAGCTCTAGGAATGATTGAAAGGTTTACCCCTGGTAAGGTGGATCAAAGCTGGAACTGTAAAAGGAACCGGTTGCGAGACATCGAACCCGTGGGGTAACCCGCACGTATGCAGGTATCACCCAGGCACGCGTCAGTACGGCTCGATAGACTGACAACCTGCCATACTCTTCTGCTGACTAGGCATAGAGGATGGACTTCGGTCCGGAATCAGGGCCTGAGGGCCTGTGCTTAGGGGGCGGGAGGGGAGTTGGAGGATTCAAGCCACATCACGGAGACATCCGTCAATGAGCTAGGATCGGTTGCACTCGGGGCGAGCACGACTACGATTGTAGTGGTGTGACTTCCTGCGCGGTCACCCGACCGACTCTACCAAGAGCGCCTGCGGCCCGCCAGGCACACTGTGCCTGTCGGAAACCGAAGGGGAACAGGGTTTTACCACCAAGAGGCTTACACAAGATAATATCTTATGAAATTCTTACTCCAGAGTCTTCGACTCAAACGAGCAAGGATCCTCACTAGGACTGTTTCATGGCGACCAGATTTAAAAGTCTGGAGCCACTGGATGGAACCAGGAATTTCCTGGATCCGTCTGGTGGTAGGTAAGGTCTCGCGCTCGAAAATCATACAACTCTCCGTTTTCGCGAAGTGGTGTGTTACCATTGGCCGTTACCAGGGCCGTAAAGGCCTGGTCCTTGCCCTGAAGACCTGTAACGTATTGCTGGTTCAAGCGTTACCTGGTGGGAAACTCCGATTCGATTCTAGAAAGATCGGAAAGGTGGCTGTTTCCCGGTCACGTACTAACCTTCCTAGGGTCATCCCCGTGTTCGCACGGAAGATGATTCTGGAGGGGGACATCGTGACAATCCAGCTTTGGCTCAGTTTCTTCGGAATATACCGCGTGATCCCATGTAAAGGGCGTCCTAAGTTCAGTACGATATTGGAGCCTGGGAGAGAGATCTCCTCGGCTTTCGTGTCTGACTGGACCTCGTGGCTTCGCCGCGCGTTCTTACCCATGGTAGCCGATCACGTGGGGGACCCTATGGTAGATCTCCCTCTGGAGACTCTGCCTAGGCCCGAGCCGTTCGTGATCTCTTCAGTGAGTGCGGATCGTCTCGAAGACCCGAGGGTAACCTCCATGGTCAACGGACTGAAACTTGCCAAGCGGCATGTACCGGCTCTACTCTCTGGCACACCTACGTCTTTTGCGCACCGGTTCTCCGCAGCGATGCGGTGGACACAAACTGCTTTGTCGCCGGAACTTCGGTTCGACCCGAAGGCTGACGAAGGGTTTACGGGTCTAGAGACTAATATTCTACTGGACTTCCTCAGGGTAATACCTGGGGGGTACGGAACGACTAGGAGTCTTTGGACAATGCTGTTGGACACTGCTGGTTTTTACCAGTATGCCCGTGCTCTCGTTCGAGGCAAACCCGACCTCTCAAAGGTTCCAGTGGGACACCAGTCTCACAAAGAACTCGAGGGAGTAGGGGTTGCCCCTAACGCTCACGGATACGGCAACACTGTCTGCGGACGGTTAGCCCTCCTGACGGAAGCAGCTGGCAAGATCAGAGTAGTAGCCCTATTGGACTGTTGGTCTCAATGGGCCCTCCGCCCGTTACACGACTGGATCTTCGGTGTCTTGAAAGAGATACCACAAGATGGGACCTTCGATCAGCTTCGGCCGATCAAGGCTCTTCTAAAGAAGGTCCAACCGGGTTGTACGATTTATTCGTATGATCTGTCGGCGGCAACGGATCGGATCCCTGTCGAGATACAGCGGCTGTTATTGGCGCAAATATTTGGGGAAGAGTACTCGGTGGCGTGGAAAAACCTGTTGGTTGGAAGACCATACGTGATACCTAAGAGGGTCGCACGCGAGTGCGGCGTTCCGCGGTTTTTGCGGTATGCTGTTGGACAGCCAATGGGGGCCTACTCGTCATGGGGAATGCTTGCCCTTATACATCACGCGATGGTACAGTACAGTGCACACCGAGCGGGACTGGATGGTTGGTTCGCCCTATACGCGGTATTAGGTGATGACGTAGTCATTGCTGACGACCGCGTGGCCCGTAAGTACCGGGCATTATGCCGGTTACTAGGGGTGACCATAGGACTTGAGAAATCGCTCGTGGCAACGGGACGGACCTTGGAGTTCGCGAAGCGTTTGTTCTTTAACGGGACAGACGTTAGCGGGCTCCCGGCGAAGTTCTGGGCGGCTGCCCAAGGGCAGTCGTCGGTCGCTTGCGCTCTATCTGCCTGGGTTACTCGTGGTACACTGAGTAATTTTGTCCGGGCTATGGGTGCTGGGTTCAGGGTCGCTTCTGGAGCGTCCACGACAGCGTGGGCAGCAATGCCTGCGCGGGCGCGGGCGCTCTGCGTATCCCTGACGAACCCATTGATTGGGGCCCGCTTCGCCTTCGAATCTTGGCCCGAATGGCTATGGTCGCGGTCCGCTGACACGTCGAAAAGTGAAAACTTGGAGATGTTGACGCGGATTGCACCATTCTGTACGTCAGTGCAGGCGGTACTAGGTGATCCAGCGATCGAGTTCCTCGAGAGTTTCCAAGAAGATTTATTCTTTACGGAAAAGATCGAGGATCCCGTGACCCGGGTCACTGACTCCCGAGCAAACAAGGCCATACTTGAGGCGGAAGGCTCCATCAATAAAGGTTTGGAAGCATTAAAGCATCTCCAAAGACTTAATATCCGCTTACAGCTCAGACAAGTCTCAGCTGTAGTATCGCAAGTATGGAGACTTGTGGATAAGGCGGGATTGGTCCCGTTACCCTCAACTAGGGCAACGGTAAGGGCAGAGGTTGACCCGATGGACCTTAAGGTAACTTCAGTGTACAAACACTGGGTTAACTTACGTAAGTTGGCGAAACCAGGCGACCTTGTAGAGCGAGCACCCGTCGACTTCATCCACCCG